CAAAACGACTACGGCGGGTGGGATGCCGCGGCAGATGTCGCGCTACAGATCTCGCCGATCGCCGTGCACAACATGACAGGCCGCGATCTCGACCAGCTACCCGAGGCCGATCGAAACTCGGAAGCCATCCGCGTCTATACGCAGGTGCGCCTGTACGTCGCCGACGGGGGCAACGCGCCCGATGTGGTTGTGTACCAGGGGCGTAAGTGGCGGGTGACACAGGTGCTCGATTACTCCATCCAGGGCGGCGTGTACGTCTCGACGGCAACGCTGCAGGACGTGCAGCAACCATAGGAGCCTATGCCCATCTCCGCACCACTGAGATTAGACCGCCTTCAAAAGGGCGTGTTCTTGGCGATCGCTGACGCGATGGCGCCCGCCTCTGTGGGCTGGTCCTACGGTCAAGCGGCGTTCGAGCAACTCGGGCCCGAGCTAATCAATCTGCAGATGGCAAACGGCCCGAGCTATTGGACGCAGCGCGGCAAGCGAGGCAGGACGATCCTGCCGTTCGACTCGCTCACCTTGGGCGTAACGGCATCGACGCCAGGCAAGCGTGACATCGTATCGCTAAACGGGATCGAGTTCTTCGTCGATGTCGTGGCGCAGACTCCCGAGCAGATCCGCGACGAGCTGATCGCTTTACTGAATGCCGACGCTAACGATCCATGGTCAGCCGCGCCAGGCGTTGCCGTCTCGGAGCTGGTGATCACGCCGGCAAGCTTCGGCGCCATCTGGTCAGCCGAGGTCAGCGGCGAGATTGAGGCGCTCTCGCAGGTCGTCTCGGGCAACGCCGCAACGCTCACGCAAGGAACCCGCGTTTTCAACATCACGATCGAATGCTTCTCGAAAGAACGCGAGCCACGCAACGGCGCTTGGGCTCTGATGTCGAGGATTGAGAGCATCTTTGAGACGGCCGATTACGTCGACACGCTCAGCGAGTACGGCGTCGCGCTTTGGAACAAGGGCATAGCGACAGACATCAGCGCCATAGCCGGCGCAAATTGGGAAAGTAGAGTCACGATCGACGTACAAATGGCCATGCGCTCCGCGCTTGTCCGGCCTGTCGATCACATCGAAACGGTCCTAGGGACCATCAACGCTCTCGGAAGCGGGGGCTCAATCATCTCGACGACTTCGTTCGTCGCCACACCACCGTAGGAGAAACAATGTCCGCACCAATCAATCTATTCGTTGATGTCACCATCAACTTAACGGGGGCAGTCGCAGCCAAGTTCGGCTTCGGTTCTCCCATCGGAGTGTTCGATCACTCAGTAACCGCTAACCGGATCGATGGACCGTACACCGACATCGCTGCAGTCAATGCCGCAGGGTTCACCGCGTTGGCAGAACCCGAGGTGAACGCGTGGGCGACATCGGTATTCAGCCAGATCAACGGCGTCGACCAGCTTCTCATCGGCCGAGAGGATGCCGGCGACGCGGACTGGACCGCGACGATGGACGCGATCGAGTTGTTCCAGCAGGTGAACGGGACGCCAGACTTTTACGGCGTCAATATCGAGTCACGCGTTAAGGCTGACATCCTAGAGGTCGCCGCGTGGACGCAAGCACGAACGAAGGTCTTTGGATATCAGACAGCCGACGCAGACGCGCTAGCCGGAACGCCGGGGAACGTGTTCGACGATATGAAGGTGCTGGGATACACGCGCAGCTTCGGCATCTACCACGCGACCAGTTCAGGCAGCGCGGACGGATATCTCGACGGCGCGTGGATGTCCAAGGGGCTCGGGCTCAATCTCGATGTGCCCGGCGGCGTCGGCATCTGGGGCCTGATGGAGCTTGCCGGAATTTCCGGCGACAACATCACACCGACCCAGGTCCTAGCCATGCAGGCGGACAACGGCAACGTCTACACCGATTCGGGCGGGCTGACCTTTACGAGCACGGGCATCACCGCTGCAGGCGTCCCGCAGTTTATCGACGTTACCACATCGGTCGACTGGCTAAAGCAGCGCACGCAAGAGGCGATCCTTTCGCTTCTCGTGGGCAGCCAAACGAAGATCCCCTACACCGACGGCGGCATCAATCAGGTCGTGTCGGCGTGGCAGGGCGTGCTCGACTCGGGCGTGAACTTCGGGCACTTGAGCCCAGACGACCCGCCGAAGATCTCGGCGCCGCTTGTTAGCTCGGTCTCGTCAGCAGACAAGGCCGCGCGAGAACTAACGATGACAGCGGAGGCAACACTTGCCGGCGCGATCCAAAAGGTGACCCTTATTTTGAATCTGAGCTTCTAGGCCAGACGAAAGGAAAGAGACAATGAGACAGTACAGCATTGATCACGTTGAGCTTGGTTGGGAAGGGCTCGACCTAAAGGAAGGCCTAGCAGCAGGCTCCACAATCACCGAGGCACGCACTGCGCCGTCATGGTCCATGAAGACCAGCGCGAACGGTGAGGGCATCCGAACATTCAACCCCGATCGATCGGCCACGATCTCAATCTTGGTGAATCAGGAATCGAAGACGCATCAGCAACTTCGACAGCTTGCCGAAGACGATCGGGACAATCGAAACGTAGTCGGGCCGATGGTGCTCAAGGATACGACCAGCGGCGAGCAGTTTACCTATGTGAACGCGTTCATCGTGACCGACCCTGACGAAGTTCGCGCGACCGAATCATCTGATTTCACGTGGGTTTTCATGTGCGAGCGGATCACCAAGACGGTCGCCATCAACAATAACCTCGTGGGCAGCTAGTGCGTCAATACTCGTCAGATCGCGTCATGGTGAGCTGGTCAGGTGTCCCGATGAGGGAAGGCCTAGCTGAGGGCTCATTCGTGGTGATCCGCCGAACGCGTCCGACGTGGACGCAGCGGCAGAACGGGATGGGCGGCACCATCCGCCTCTTCAATCCCGATCGATCTGGCGAGGTCGACTTCTTGATCAACAACGAATCGCGGACGCACAGCTTGCTCCTAGCGCTTGCAACTGCAGACAGATTCACGCGCGCCATTCAGGGTCCGATCGTCATGGTCGATCTAAACTCGGGCGAGTTGTTCACGTTCACAAACGCATACATTACCACTGAGCCCGACGAGCAACGGGCCACGACATCGGTTGAGGTAACGTGGACATTCGCGTTTACGTCGATCGAGCACACACCAGCGATCCCCGCGCGTAACAACGTGGGCGACTAGAGAGCAAAGACATGAGAGAACAAAGCGAAGTAATCGACGGGATCACGTACACAACCACAACCATGCCAGCGACGCGCGGCTTGGAGATTCTGCCCAAGCTCGTCGACCTAGTGGGCGAGGACGGGATCTCGCTCCTAATGGCCACGACGGACGAGGACCAAGGCGCACTGCTGGCAAACCGCGAGGTCATGGCGGCGCTGGTCACTAACATAGCATCACGCGCAACAGAGGGCGGGCTTCTAGTTCTAAAGGAGCTTCTCGAACTAACAACCTGCGACAAGATCAAGATCGGTGACAACTACATCGAGGGGAGCGTCTACAAGAATTTCGACGATCACTTCGCGGGTCGTTACATGCACTTGATCAGCGTTGCGATTTGGGTGGGACGTGTTTCTTTCGGTCGGCCCTAGTACGCAAGCCGCTCAAGAAGTGGCAGACGTACAAGCGGGCAGGAGGACCGCGATCAGGCATACAGCCCGAGAACATACCTTGGGAGATATACGTCGTGTGCTCGAACGGGCAAGGCATCGACGCGGGCGTGTATCACCAGCTGTGCACGGTGATCGACATGCACGGCCTGATGGACTTGCTCGAAATGCACGAGGTTCACTCTTCGTGGAAGCATGCCGAGATGTTAAATCGGGAGTGGCAATCTAAGTTGCCGAAGGGATAGCGAATGTCTACGACCGTTGCAGAGCTTCTAATCAAGATGGGCGTATCCGTTGAGGGCGCCAAGGCGGCCGAGGGCGAGATCAAGGGAGTCACGAACGCTGCGCAGGACACCGACAAAAAGGGCGGCGGCGGAATTAAGAAGTTCGGCGCGACGGCCGGGAAGGCGCTCGCGGCGGTAGGCGTGGCAGCGCTTGCTGCCGGTGCTGCGATCTTCAAGCTTGTAGATTCGGTCACTAAGTCGGCCGATGAGGTGGTCAAAGGATCGAAGGCTGCAGGCCTTGGGACTGAGGCATACCAGCGACTGAGCTTTGCCGCTAAGATCTCGGGCACCGATATCAAGGCGATATCGATCGCATCGAAGACCGCGGCGCGAGGCCTGAACGACGCAGCGACAAAGGGAACGGGGCCGATGGTCGAGGGTCTTGAGCTTGTGGGGCTCAGGATCGAGGACGTGATCGATCTGCCATTCGAGAAGCAATTGGGCGTGTTTGCTGACGCGATCAGTGGCCTCGATAGTGAGAGCGAGAAGCTGGCGGCGTCTCAGCTCCTGCTAGGCTCGCGCTCAGGTCCGCAGCTTGCGACGCTACTGGCTGAAGGGTCTGCGGGGATCGAGGCGCTAGGGGACGAGGCAGCGCGCACGGGTGGGGTGCTAGGCGGCGACGCGCTCGCAGCTTCCGCCGAGTTTCAAGATTCGATAACGCGGATGAAGACGGTGATCGGCGGCGTGGTCAACACCGTCGGCATTGAGTTGATCCCCGTCGTCGAAGACATCATCAATCAGATAAAGGACTGGGTGCTAGCTAATGGCAGCTTGATGGCGCAGGACATAAAGCGATTTATCAAGCAGAGTATTCCGGTTATCAAGGACATTGCAGAAGTTGTCGTGCTCGTCGTGACGGGGATCAAGGATCTGGTGGGTGCCCTTGGCGGATTTAAGCCGGCATTGGCAATTGCTACGACGGCGACGATTGCGTTTAAGATGGCGATGGCGGGCGTGCTCGGGCCCCTTGGACTCGTGGCTGTCGGGATCGCGGGGCTCGTGACTGTCGTGGCAAATCTAGCCGGTGAATTTGAAACGGTCGGAGAGAGGCTAGAGGCTATCGAGGAGCGAGCCCAGGAGATAAGGGGGCAGGGGGCAGGTAAGCAGTTCGCCAACGAGGAGATCAAGGGGAGGATGTGGGCGAAAGAGGACGAGTTTCGCGCCGCAGAGCTTGAGTCAAAGAAATGGGGAAGGGGAGAAAGCGAGCACGCGCGCAGAAAGGAGAGGGAGGCGAGAGATAAGTCCAGGAAGTTACAGGCAGAACTGGGCGCGCTTGAGGCAGAGAACAAAAGGCTTTTGTCAGAGCAGGCAGTCGATGACGCATCGGCCAAGGAAAAGAAGAGCCGCGGCGAAGCTCGCAAAGTTAGATCAGACAGAATCGCTGAATTGGAGAAGGCCGGCAAGCTCAAGAAGGGGCGCG